GAAGATGTTGAAATGGATGAGACTGAAGAAGTCACTTCTATCCGTGAAGTTCAACAAATCACTTCTTCCGATTTAGATGTATCTGAAGACATCAATGCAATCTTTGGTGGTGAAGATCTATCCGAAGATTTTGTAACAAAAGCAACTACAGTTTTTGAAGCGGCAGTTGTTTCTAAAGTTAATGAGATTCTAGAAACTGTAACAGTAGATCTGGAAGCAGAATTAGAATCTGAAAAAGAAGAAATTGTCGAATCTATTTCTGCACGTCTGGATGACTATCTGCAGTATGTTGCAGAAGAGTGGATGAAAGAGAACGAATTAGCAGTTGAGCAGGGCATCAAAGCAGAAATTACTGAAAACTTTATGGTAGGTTTGCGTAACTTGTTTACTGAAAATTACATCGACATCCCTGAAGAGAAGGTTGACCTTGTAGATGAATTGGCATCTAAGGTTGCTGAACTTGAAGAGTCACTGGATGCTGAACTAGAAAAAAACATTGAGTTGCGTAAAGAAGTATCTGAGTCTGTAAAGACTTCTATCTTACGTGATGTTTCTGAAGGTCTGACTGAAACTCAGGCAGAAAAATTGAAGTCATTATCTGAAGGTGTTGATTTTGATTCTGCTGAAGATTATGCCAAGAAGTTAGAAACTATCAAAGAAAACTATTTCGGTTCTGATTCAGAAGAAGAAACTGTTCTTTCAGAAGGTTATGTAATTGACGAAGAACCTATCGACATCGATGAAGAAACCGAAGGAAAAGTTGATCCGGGAATGAGATCGTATATGGATGCGATTTCAAGGTCGATCAAAAAGTAACAATTTATAAATACAACTAGGTAAATAAAACCGTAAGGAGAAACCAACATGGCAACTGATGCTCTTATTCAAAAGTGGCAACCAGTTCTTGAGCACAACGATCTTCCTGAGATCAAAGATGCTCACAAGAGAACAGTTGTTGCACAACTTTTAGAAAACCAAGAAATGGCAGCCCGTGAACAGTCTGTTCACCAAGGTGGTCAGTTCGGAACTACACTGCTTGGAGAAGCAGCCCCAACTAACGCAATGGGTGCTTCATCTTCTACAGCAAGTTCTGGTTCTATCGACACATTCGATCCAGTACTGATTTCACTGGTTCGTCGTTCTATGCCTAATTTGATTGCATATGACATTTGTGGTGTTCAACCAATGACTGGTCCTACTGGACTGATCTTTGCAATGCGTTCACGTTACGAAGGTCAAACTGGTGACGAAGCATTGTTCAACGAAGCAAATACTTCATTCTCTGCACAATCAGGTGGATCTGCTACCACTATGGTAGGCAGTGATCCTACTACAGGATCATACACAGTTCAAACTGGTATGTCTACTGCGACTGCTGAAGCACTTGGTGATCAGGCAGGAAATCATTTCGCAGAAATGGCATTCTCAATCGAGAAAGTATCTGTAACAGCAGTGACTCGTGCACTGAAAGCAGAATACACTATGGAACTTGCTCAAGATCTTAAAGCAATCCATGGTCTCGACGCAGAACAAGAACTCTCTAACATTCTTTCTACAGAAGTTCTTGCTGAAATCAACCGTGAAGTTGTCCGTCAAGTCAACAGCACTGCTACTGCAGGTGCTCAGAAGGACACTACTACTGCAGGTACTTTCGACTTGGATACAGATTCTAACGGTCGTTGGTCTGTTGAGAAGTTCAAGGGTCTGATGTTCCAGATCGAACGTGATGCGAACGAAATTGCGAAAGCAACTCGTCGTGGTAAGGGTAACATGCTGATCACTTCTTCTGACGTTGCTTCTGCACTTCAGATGGCAGGTGTTCTTGATTACACCCCTGCTTTGAACAACAACCTTCAGGTTGACGACACTGGTAACACATTTGCAGGTGTATTAAACGGTCGCATTAAAGTATACATTGATCCATACTTTGCATCAGCAACTGTTAACTACTACACAATTGGTTACAAGGGTACCAATGCGTTTGATGCGGGTCTGTTCTACTGCCCATACGTACCACTCCAGATGGTTCGTGCAATTGGTGAGAACACTTTCCAACCTAAGATTGGATTTAAGACTCGTTATGGCATGGTTGCTAACCCATTTGCAACAACCGCTGCTGATGGTGCTGTAGATTCTGCTAAGAAGAATGTTTACTACAGAATCGTTAAAGTAGCAAAC